TCAGTTGGCGTATCAGATATTGTTGGCGTAATAGTTGCTGTAGGAGTATTAGTCGGTGTATCAGATATAGTAGGAGTTACTGTAGCAGTTGTTGTAGGAGTAGGAGTTGCTGTATCAGATTTGGTTGGAGTAAGGGTTGGAGTCTCAGAAGGTGTAACTGTATTAGTAGGGGTATTGGTTGGAGTTACAGTTGATGTAGCTGTTTCAGTTGGTGTAACGGTTGGTGTTGCAGTAGGAGTATCAGATATTGTAGGTGTAACAGTCGGTGTTACAGTGTTAGTGGGAGTCTCAGAAGGAGTTACGGTGTTGGTAGGCGTATTGGTTGGGGTACCGGTAGGGGTAATTGTCGTTGTTAAAGATATAGTAGGAGTTACTGTTGCGGTAACAGTATTGGTAGGGGTGTTGGTTGGTGTGACTGTTGATGTTACAGTGTTAGTAGGAGTGTTTGTTGGAGTTACTGTAGCGGTAACAGTTGGTGTTGGAGTAGCTGTTGCTGTAGGGCTAGCTGTTGGAGTTGGTGTAGGGGTAGGGCATGCACCTGATCCTGATACAAATGCTGCTGATTCTGCTTCATTATGCTTTACTGTATAGACTATACTTCCTGATTGTACAAATAAAGTATTTGCTGATGATGTAACAAGAGCTTGTAATTCTGCAAATGTCCATTTATCTGTACCTCCAGAATTCTCATACAATAGTTCACCAGTTTCTAATGGTTGATCGGCATCATATATAGCTATAACAACTGAAGGACCTTCTCCGGTATGACAAGCTGCTGAGGCACTAGTTGCTAATCTATAGTTAGAAGCATCTAAAGGATTAGAAGGAGATGGAGTGACTGTCGGGGTAGCAGTATTAGTAGCAGTTGCTGATGGAGTTGCAGTAGAAGTTTTGGTAGGGGTTACTGTGCTCGTAGGAGTATTAGTTGGTGTCTTGGTAGGAGTTATGGTTGGGGTAGGAGTCGGGGTAGGGCAAGTTCCTGTAGATAAAACATAAGTAGAGTTAGTTACAGGAGATCCAGTAACGTTTAGTGTGTACACAACGCTGGCTGAAGCCATAAATATAGTATTGGCTCCGGTAGATAGTTTAGTTTGTAAATGGCTAAATGTTATTACTGAAGAAGCATTAGAAGAAGAATAAAGTACATCTCCGTTCTGTAAACTAGGTTGATCAAATATAGTTATTACAGCTGATGTTCCTTCTCCTGAGTTACAAGCAGAAGAAGCACTTACAGATATTCTTACATTAGTACTATCTAGTGGATCTGTAGGAGTAGGAGTAACAGTATTTGTAGGGGTGTTCGTAGGGGTTACTGTTGCAGTTAAAGATATAGTAGGGGTTACTGTTGCAGTAGTTGTTGGAGTTACAGTATTAGTCGGAGTATTCGTAGGAGTAGCAGTAGCAGGAGCTGTCACGGTAGGGGTTACGGTACTAGTAGGTGTAGGTGTGTTTGATATAGTAGGGGTTGGTGTAGCAGAAGCACCAGCAGTCACAGACGGTGTTACTGTTGCTGTCATTGTAGGGGTAGCGGTTACAGGAAAGCCTTTAAATTGAAATGAAGAAGATATTACTAAAGATGCAGATAAAGACCCAGATAAAGTTCCATCACCAAAATCATCAGTTTTAGAAGCCGATATAAAATCATTAAAAGAGGAAGCAGAAAATGCTGATATTATTCCTTCAAGAGATCTTGATACATTATACTGTACAGAATGAGTATCAGCTAAACTAGCTGTAAACATATTAAAATTACTTCCTGTAGGTACTGTAAAACTCATATTTTTTTATTGGGTACACATTGCAGCAGTACAATCTGACGGTTTAGTTAATGTGCTTATTAATCCTGTTATGCTTCCATTAGCAACTGTTGATATCTGCCCGCAATATGTGGCACCTCCGCAACCAGCAATATTTAATCTAAACTGTACGTAATCACCATTACTAAAACTACCATCTGGTATTATAGCTAAACTACTTCCATCACAATACTGTGTCTTAGATAAATAGTGTATAGTTCCTCCTGGACTACCTGCACTACATAAATTTACCTCCCATCTTTCTTGTCCTCCTGATACGGTAGGAGTAGGTGTAGGGGTTGCTGTATCTGATATTGTCGGTGTGACGGTTGGAGACTGGGTAGGGGTATTCGTAGGGGTATTCGTAGGAGTATCAGATATAGTCGGCGTATTAGTAGGAGTTTGAGTAGGGGTTACATCAGCAGTTCTAGTAGGAGTAGATGTAGCTGTGTTAGTAGGTGTAACTGGTGGAGACACAGTAGGGGTAGGTGTTGGTGTTATTGTTGCAGTATTCGTAGGAGTTACTGCAGGAGTTCCGGTAGGAGTAGATGTAGGGGTTTTTGTAGGAGTAGGTGTTAGTGTTTGAGTAGGAGTTAGTGGATAGTTTCTCCACTGTAATGAAGCTGATACATAACTAATAACAGGGTCTTGAACGTTGCCGGCATATGAGGGGTCGTAGTGGGGATATAAAGAAGCAGATATAAATTCGTTAAATGAACTACCTGTAACTGAGTTCATAATGGTAGCTAACGATTTCGATAGATTAAACTCTATAGAATGAGTGTCTTCAGCACTAGCTGAAAACATGTTGAAAGCTCCATCAGTACGAACGGCCATATCATGTTATTCTTTTCCTTCTAATTCCTTTACTCTTTCTTCTAATTCTAGTATAGCTTTATGAAGGTGAGCTAATATAGGCCTATCATTCATAGTAAGCATTCCTAGATCATTTTCATGAACTGAGTAAGGAATAGACTCTTGTACTTCTTGAGCAATGAAACCTGCATCTGCTTTACCTTCTTTATTATAGGTATAAGAAGAAAACTGTTTTATTATTTCTAGTCCATTTGCTATTGGCTCTATCTCAGACTTTAATCTTTTATCTGATGTTGTAATAAAGTTATTAGCTGTAATGTCTTTAGTTGTTGTAGCTCCTACATTTGTTATATGCTGTAGGTTTAAATTCATAGATGCAGTTATAGCTCCACTTCCTGTTGCAAAAGCAGTACTACCAGAACCTCTAGAAAATAATAATAGGTTACCGCCGCTTCCTGTAATAGAAGCCGATACAAATAAAGTACCAAAGTTTTGATCTGCCTCAGTATGAGTTAGAGCTCCACCTTTTACGTTTCTTAAAGTTAAACTTGCCATTTTATATATCTAATTTTATCTTTACGGTCAATTCAGTGTTAGCAGGTTTAGGTAGAGGCTGACCAAGCTTTCCTACTGCTATTAATTCTTGTGCATCATTATATAATCCTACGCTTGTAATATAAGGGACAAATGCTGATCCCGTTACATTATTTCTCATTCGGTTATCTGAACCGGTAAGAGCTGTTGGATTTAGAGTATGGTTAAATTCGTCATCAGAAATCTTACAGTCGTAGTTATATGTATAAATAGGTTGATTTGATTTCCAAGATATATTTGCCGACTGACTTGCTATCATGAATTGAGCTACATCTTGGTCGGTCAGTATAACTTGACCATGAGAGTATATTATATTACCTACTCTATTTTTAGATGAACCAGATATCATTAAGTTACCTTCTCCATCATCTATTATAGGTTCTAGACCTCCGTAATACCCGTAAGCGTTTCTTTCAAAGTAACTTGCACTAATATAATCATCTTGAACTCTTATATAAAAACTTTGTGCATTAAAAGACCCTTGTGAAGGATCAAATCTAAAAGATAAAGGCTCAATATGAGTACCAAAAGATTTTTGAGGTATACAATATACCATCGCTAGAGATCCTGATAAAAATCTAGATCCTGAATCTGAAAAGGACGACTCTAAATAGTGGTCGTAGTTATTATATGATCCCGAATCTTCAGCAAATGAACCTGTAATGGTACCAGAACTGCTTTGATAGCTTTTATAGTATAGCTGTTCAAGACTTCTATGAACCAAAGGTTTATAAGAACCAGAGAATAAATCACTACCAGTAGGGTAGTATATATTACCTTCTAATCTTTCAGCTGCATAATACTTAACAGGGTTTTTATCAGTATAAAAAAATGTATAGTTACTCGCACTAACAAAGTGAGATTTTTTAGCTACATAAGTTGTAACAAAGGCATCCTGTTGATTTAATTTTTTCCAAGCGCTCATTCATTAATAATCAAGTTTGACCCTTAATAGTGCTTCTTTTGTAAAATCTTTTATCAAAGGAGTAGATAGTTTAGCTACTGCAAGCAGGTCGTTATTATCATTATATAGGCCGACAGCTGTAACATAAGATTGAGGATTATCAATCATTACACTATGTCTCAATTCTCCCGATCCTGTTATGTTTGATGGATTATTTGAATAGTTAAACTCAGCATTTCTGGCTCTAATAAATACATAATTAGAAGATACTGTCTCTTCAGAACGTAGCTTAAAACTACTTCCTGTATCAATTGCTTTAAAAAACTGATTGTTAGCTACTGTTGTAGACCAGTTAGATGCAGTACCATTTATTGCTACAACGTTACTAGAAGAAAGTAAATCTCCGTCTAGTGCTATTATACCTACATCAGGAAATAATTTTCCATACTCTACAGTTGAGTTTGTAACACCTCCAGGTCCAGAACCAGAATATATAGAATATACCCTTCCGGAATCAACAAAAGTATCTGTCGACGATGTTAAGCTGTTATCTACTAGATGCAAAGGATTACCTGTAGAACCTGTTAATGTTAAGAATAAAGAACCTGGAAATATTTTCTCTTTGTATCTTGCTCTTTCTACTGAAACAAATAAAACGTTTTCAGGGGTACGGGTTGCAGTACCAGAGGCAAATGTAAAGTTAGTATCTTCATCTCCAAAAATCAAGGTTCTAAATTGACCATAAACTGTAGAGCTATATGATTTACCTGTTACTGAAGTATCATACAATGGTGCTCCTAAACCTAATTTATTTCCATGAGCTACAGAAAACTGTATTGCTGAGTTAGCGACTTCTGATCCTGTATTATATACGTTATAATAGTACTTACCGCTGGAAGCAGCAGTTTGTGTAGAGTTAAGTTCGAATACCTGTAAATTAACTACGTTATTACTCCAGCAAGGAGCCGTTACAGATTCTGCACTTACTACTACGTCTTCGTTATCAAATCTTTTATACGACATCTTCTTAGTTATTTACTTTGTTAATTGTAATAGGAATAGTAACTCTTGCTCCTGAATCTCTACCTATAATTTGAATAGTAGTCTGAAGTTTAGTTTTGGTTCCAAATAAAGTATTCACTGTAGTGGCTCTTAAATTAATAGAAGTTCCTATTACAGTCTTAGATACATTAGTTCCAATCGTTTGTGTTGAATTTAATGTCTCAGCTTCTTCTGTGTTTATTCCAACACCTGTTAAGCTTGAAAGTACCCTCACATCAGCTATAGTAGCAGTATATCCCCCACTTTCAAAAGTAGAAGTAGCTCCTAGGTAGTTTAATGTTTGAGGAGTTATTGCTAATGAACCTCCTTGTTTAAGTACAATACTAGCATATCCAGTTTCTAGTAATGGTAGTTTTGAAGTACCTCTAGGAAGAGTTGCTAGCTTATATTTTAATGATTTAGTTTCATCAGGAAAAGCTTCTAATAGAGGCATATTTTCTATAGCCTGCCCATAATACTGAGATCCTGATGGGTGAGAAGGATTATATAGTGTATAATCTATTTCATCATCGGATAAAGCAAATTGAGTAATCTTAAAAGAACCATCGCCTCTTGCTAGTAGTTCTCTTCCTTTCTTCGTTAATATTGCGTCAACGGTTACAACGCCATTATTTAAGTATCCCATTTTTGTTTTATTCTTTTATATAAATATATTAATTTAAACTTTTATTAGTTACAACTACCAAAAGGATACAAAATATACCCTTCTTCACCTACAAAAAATACTTCTTCTGTATCGTAGTTATATAATTTCTTATCTGTTACTTTAAATAGTTTGTTTCCTTCAGCTTGGTATATTTCATCTCCTTTTACATGTCTTACATGGAAGCCAACAGAGCTAGGAGTAGAAGTAGTACCAAAAGGAATAGTACTATCAAATTGATCTTTTATTGCATTTCTTTTAACTGATGCGCTAACTACAGAGTCGTTGTGTTGTGTTAAACCTAGTACCTTTACAAATTCTATTCCTCTATTATAAAAAGTAGGTCCACCGCCAGCAGTAGTTCCAAATAATTGAAGATAATCTCCTATAGCTACTCCTGCTGATGCTGTATTAAAATTAAGGTATAACATAGAACCTGTTGTGGCTGCATTATTACTTGCAATATTTCCTTTTACAAGAGTTATATACCTATAGTTAGGATTACTATACTGTACAGAACCAGAATCGACTCTAGTTGCTGAATCTTGTGTAGGTACAAAGAAGAATTCTTTATTAGGTCTTTCATCAAAAGCTTGAGCACAAATAGTTGAAGAAGAAATACTTGAATCGTATATAGCTCCGTCTTTTAACTCAGCTGCAATTGAAGGTGATATACCGTAATCAGCTGCATCTGTTTTTGCTCCTTCATATCTTCCTCTTATGACTGCTAACGAAGAATAGTTAGAATCCTGTACTGATGCTGTTACAGCGGTATCTGCTAATATAGCTTGTATGTTAGATGGTCTAGTGCTTGAACCAGAATTATTACTATCTACTACAAATTGAAATTGAGAAGATCTCAACTCTTGATCACTATTGAATGTTACGTTATAGACATTATTAGTAAAGTCAACTACAGTAGAAGGTACAAACGTTGTATCTTTACAGATAGTTGGAGTAGTAGTTGAACCTGTATCAAATGCAACTGGTGGGTGTATTTCAAAATAATAGTGGTTAGTTTTAGCCTGTCTGCTTGCTATAGGAAAAGGTGTGCTAAATATATTAAATACTTCTAAAGCTTCGAATTCAGCAGCATAGTTATTTTGATTACAGTCTGTAGTACTTGCTATTATACCCTGTACTTTACCCTGGTTACTACTTGTACCAAATAAAAGCCTAACTCCGGCTAGTCCCGGGTTAGTAATAATAAAATTGTCTGTTGTTATTCCTGCCATATTATATTATTATTCTGTACAGTAAGTTTCATTTCCACATGGATCGCCTCCACTTATTTGATCATCATGTGATATTAATGCTGTAGGGCTAATTGTTGCTGCTCCTTCAATAGTTCCACAGTAAGTTGTGCCTCCAGGACAAGCTTCATTTCCTACAGAGAAATTAAAGAATTGTACAACGTCACCAACGTGGAAGTTATGACTCAATACTGAAATAGAATCGTTAATACAGCCTCTAAATTTAGGTGCATAGAATATAGCTTCATCAGTACATCTTACAATTCTCCAACAGTCTTCTAATCCAAGATCAGATGATGATGGGGTCACAGGAGGAGTTTTAGATGGAGTAACTACCGGTACTGTCGGTGTAGGAGTCATAGTCACGGTAACTGTTGGGGTCGGTGTAGGAGTAGGCGGTACTAACATATCGTCAAAATCAATTACTTTGTATTGAATTACGTTAGGATTTTCGTATTTAAAAATGTTTTCATCATTTAACTCACCGGGTTTAACTACCGGAAATAGTATACTACCAGACAATTCTCCATCGTATCTAGCTTCTTCATGATTGTGGTAAGTTTTAGATCTTAGTCCGTCTGGTGTCATTACACTTTCGGTATAGCTAGCAGTTAAAGGAATTACTTGCTCTAAACCAATATTACCGAAAGAACCTCCAGAACTACCGGTTAACTGTAGTATTTCTATTGAACCAGTAATCTGCATATTATCTCCATAGTTAGAGCTAATACCAGTCTTTGGTTGATTACTAGTAGCTTGTACTTGTTTTATTTTACTTCTGTTAAGTACATGGGGCTTAATTATTATACCCGTATTAACGTTAGATCTTGCAGGTATAAAGTCTTTTATGCTTTTAAATAATACATTATCAAAAAACTTTAATATCCTTACAAAGTCTCCATAATCATCACTTCCTGTAGGGTGTGTAATAATATGACTCATTGCTTGGAATGAAGCTGAGTCTAGGTCAGAGTAACTACTTGAGTAGGCAGCATTAGGATCCCCTATAAAGTTATCTATATTAAAGCTTCCGCTTTTAGTATAAAAATCAAATATTTTATCGTTTATTACATCTATAGGAGAGTATCCTATATCTACTGTATGAATATCATCGCTATACTTATCATATATTCCGTCTCTTTGAATTATAGAAGAATATTGAGATAGAGTATTACCGGTAGTTGTACTACCTGTATTGTCTAGTTTTATTTTACCTATTGATGATGTATTAGCAAAATCTAAACCTAAGTTAACACTTGCTGTAGTATTGTTACCCCCATAACTCCTTACCAACAAGCCTCCCATGGAACCGCTTGTATTTAACGAAGGTATACCGAAAGTATTAATTAGTGCTCGTACTCCTCGTTCGGTACCCTTAGATTTAAGAAGTAACGGTAAGTTGTGGTAAATACGTTTATATATTTCTTTTCTGTATAAGTCTTCTGATATAGGAGAATTAGAAGCACTTATTAGGTAAGTACCCTGTCCCCACGATCCGGTTGCTTTTAAACTTTCAGACCCTGTTTGATAAAACTCTCCTGTATAGTTAGCAAATAAATTTTCTATTGATCTATTACTAGAGTATAGTTTTACACCAAAGTTTCTTAGTACTTCTTCTACTAACCCTTTTGGTACACCTCTATTAGGTCTATTATCGTTATCGTACTTATCCGATAATGCTTTTGTGTACACCCATAGGTTGTCAAAGTGCTGGCCGATCATATCTGTAAATAAAAGATATTTAGCATTTTCGCTATCTTCTTTTAAAAATTCAGGTATGGTATTTACCAGTCTTGAGTTATTAGTATCATCATATAAACTTGCACTTTCTATTAGGTTAGCTACAGAAGCTGTTGCAGAACCTGTAGCAACTATATAAGGCTCATTATACGGTGCTTGTTTAGGCCAAGAGTATGATCCTGTTCCGTAATATAGGTGTCTGTCAAAATGATCAAAGTTCTTAAGTATGTTATCTATCCTTGTCTTGAAGTAGTCTAAGCTGCCTGTTACTCCGGCTGCATTATTATTAGCGTTTAATGAAGCTGAGTAGGAGGTTTGATAAGATGTAACTAGGTTTAGTTTATATTGAAAGTTTTCTATTCTTTCTTTTACAGAACTAAACTGTACGTAGTTAGTGAAATCATTATAATCAACGCTTAACTCAATACTTTTTTCTGCAAATAAAGAGTTTAACTGTCTATAGGTCTGATTGGTAGGGAAAGAAAATAATTCGTTATAATTAAAGTAAGGGGTAGGAACTGTGGTTCCTTTAATATCTTCTACGTTATAATTCGGCCCTTTTAAGTACGGTATTTTAATTTCATCAGGAATAGTTTCACCTAATATCTCATACCCTAATGAATCGGATACTACTCTATCTATAGTAAGTGATTGTTTTATTTCGTACTGTTCAGGAAGGGGTTCATATAACTTTACTACTACTGAGCTAAAATCTCTGTAGGGCTGTATATCTATATTAATTCCTATAAGTAGATCATTATTACCGGGGTTTACTCTGAAGTCGTTTAAATATGAAGTCGATGCAAGTTCTTCTTTAATTTTGTTTGTAGTCTCAACTACATTTGAATCAGGTATTTGATTAGTTAGTAATCTTAATTCAGTTCTATCTTCTGATATCTCTTCTATAAAGAATTGAACAGCTATTTTATTTTCTGTGTAAAGGTCGTCTATAAAGTTATAAACTACTTTAACGTCGCCGGAAGAAAAACCATACTTTTGTATATCCTCTACAGGATCAATACACATTTCAAGAATCTTACCGTTAGGGTCCTGTTGACTTGATCCTAAATAAGATTGACGATTATAACCAAAATCTGATGTTAGAAGTACTCCGTCAAGACTGTATACATGAAATTCAATTTTATTCTCAAAAGCTTGAAATTCAGAGTTGATAGTAAAAGAATCTACTATATCTGTATCTTTAGCAGAGTAGGTTTCCAGCCCTTCTGGGTCAATAAGGTTAACTTTATAGTTAGTCTGTGGCATCGTTGGTCAAATTCTCTGTTTGTAACTCTATTATATCACTATTTAGATCTAATACTCTCTGTCTTAGAGTAGTTATTTCATCTAATAATGGTTGTATTTCTGTTGTGTCTTGCTCTAAGTTTACTAATTTACCGCTTTCAATAACTAAAAACTCATGTGAATTAACTTCACCTTCTACCGGTATATCATAATATAGTTTTTCATATAAGTTAAAAAACTCAGATATAGTTATTTCATCTGTTTCATCAGGTACTGTAACAAAGGTTTTAAATGAAGTATCAACTGCTTTGTCAAATTGATCTTTATTTAATACTGTCTTTTGTATCCTTATGTCATATTTTTTAGCCATTTCTAACTACCTTAAATATATTGTCATTATCAAATACTGATGTAGTACCGTCTAATGTGCTTTTTATTAATATTTTATAATACCTTTCAGGTTGAAGACCGCTCATATATACATCAAAAAAGGGACCAGTTGAGTCACAGCTTACCTTAGTAAAGCTTGTATCAAAAGGTATTTCCATTTCTTCTGTATATGCATCCTGTAGTCCGTAAAATGAACCAGAAGGTAGTGCATAATTAGTTTTATATATAGATCCTGTTGTAAATATTCTAGGAGGAGCAATCGGTCTAGCTGATAGTCTAAATCTTGTCTTACCTATATCTGCATACTCACCTCTATTGTTAGATACTTGACATATAGCTTCTGACGAAGATAGTAAGGTTAAACTACCGGTATTATAAGAGCTATCATCCCATTTAAATGTTAAGGATGGAGGGTATATAGTATTAGTATTACTACTATAGTACTTATTAAGTAATGAAGCTGAAAGGTTAAACTCTAAACTATCTTGAAGTTTAATAATATAACCATAGTTGTTTAACGTTCCTGAGTAGTGTAGTTTAGCTGCTTTTGTAACATCTACGCTTAGATCAAGTTGATCGTTTAATCCAAAGCTTTGAGTAGCTTCTAAATTAGTCGCACTTGAAGCAGAGAACCAGCTACCTCCCCCAGGGTAAGTACCATTATAAGAGCCAGTAACGTCGGTAGGAAAGCTAGTTAATGTCCATGCATCGGTTTCTTCTGCTTTTCTATATCTCCAAGAACAGCCTGATTTATCAGCACTTTGTGAAGTTAAAGAAGATCCTAGTTCGTCTCCAAATTTTCCTACTCCTCCTTCCCATTGCTGGGCTAAAGGGTAAACATATATGGACTGTGTTGCAGGATTTTCATACCCAGATGCTAGTGATAAATCTAAGCTAGCGCTCCAAGATCCAGTTGCTATAGTTCTGTTAACAGTGTTTACTATTTCAGAAGTTTTAAACTGTATCAATGCTCTTGAAGACTGTCCAATGTTTTGTATATTATAACCACCTATTTCTAATATCTCATCGTATCCAGCATTACCGGTTACTACTTGAGTATAGATAAAAGTATCTTGTTCGGGAAATATTTTATATACTGCCATTTTATCTTGTTATTACTCTTCCTTTAATATCTGCATTAGGAAACTTTACTTCAAATATACATGGATCATAAGAAGGGTATACTATACTATTTCTAGTTGCTCCTTCGATGTCGTATCCATATTGTGAATAGTTACCGCCATTTAGATTTATAATTTCTATATTCTGTACTGTCTGTACTCCTTTTATTTTATCTAATATAAGATATAGTTCTGATATATTAATAGTTTGGTTAATATTTCTTTTATCGATATTAAAATAATCCTGTAGTGCTAAGTTACAGTTTAGTAGAACATCTCGACCTGCAAAATTAGGTCTTACTATAATATCGTAATTTATCCCCACATTAACAACAAAAGCATCCTTAAAGTTTAAACTATCTGATATCATCATATATTCAGCTAGATAGGTTTTAAGATTAGTTTTCAAGGTTGATGTTGCCGAAGTAAGTTTTTTATCGTTATCGTAGGCTAATACATAAAGTGAAAGTGCTAATGGATTATTATCAACTATAGCATCTGTTGTATTAGTATTTGTTAATTCGTCTTGAGTAGCATATACTTTAGCCATGCTACCAAACTTAGATGGAAGTGATAAAGCTCTAACAGTATAGTCCTGTAGTGTTACAGCTCTACTTTGTTCGCTAAACGACCTAAGAGAGTTTTCTCTTAATTCTTCTACTGAGTCTCCATCTCTTCCTCCTGCAGCTGGTCTTTCGTTTGTAAAAGATAAAGAAGCTAATGTTCCTCGAGTAGGTACTATAGAGTTCTTATTTGTTATAGTTCCTGCTGGTACGTTAGAGCTTGCTCCTCCTCCTACTAAATACTTTACTGTAACTCCTTCGTTTAAGGCGACTCCGTAAGCTTTACTATACGTGAAGTTGGAGGGGTCATAAGCGTAGTCTATTCTATTTATCCCCTGGTTGGTACCGCTACCGACATTAGTAGGGTCTGGTAAAATAACAGAATCATCGCTATCTGATGTTCCGGCTCCAAATTGAAGGTCTAAATTACCATTAGATCTAAATCTAGCTACAAATCTTTTAGGTACTTTTTTAAGTGCTAAAACATAAGGAACATTGTTTGAGTCTGAGCTGCTGTTTGATACGTCATCAAAGATTGTATCCTGTCCTAAGAAAGGAACTTCAAAATAACTATCACCGGTACTACTACCTGTTACTTCTAATACCTGAACTATATTATCATCAGATATAGTTAGTGTTTTAAATTTCTCTGCATTACTTACTGAAAACGTTTTACTTTTTACTTTACCGGAAAATGCTTTAACTGTCTTAGTTAGTTTAAAGGTTGCAGGATTATTGCTTCCGTCTAAAGTAGCTATTTCAACTATAGTAGGGTTATAAGAGCTACTAAATTGAAAGTCTACCGGGTCTTGAATAATAAAATTAGTAGCTGATGCATCTGATGCTTTAACTACTGAGTTAGCTGGTAGTGCTGCTGCTGCAGTCCAGGTAGGTAAGTATGATCCGTTAGCATTTACTGTTTGAGTTATAGTTATATCTACTTCAGATACTCCGGTAACTTTTGGAGTATATCCCATCATGTATGCTAGGTTAAAAAGATTTTTGGGATCTTTTGCATAAGTTAAAAAAGTTTCTTGTAGTTGTGTATCCTGGTAGAATGATAGTACGTCTCCAACATACGATGCCATTTCAATAAACATCATACCGGGAGAGGTAGCGTCAAAGTCATTATAAGTATCAGGAAAGTAGCTTTTAGCATACTCTACAAGTTGTGACCTAAAGTCATCAAAATTCTTATTAATATATTTTACTATTCTTTCTTGTGCCATTACTTGTTAAAATTTATTACTACTTCATCAGATATGTTAGAATCAGCTATTGCGTATTTCATACTGAAAACTATAGTATTACTGTCAGTTTGTGGTATCAACTCTAAACTTGTAACCTGTACTCTAGGAAAGAATTTTTCTAAATCATCCAAGATATTTATTCTAATTTCATCTAAAGTTGATTCATCTATATTACTAAATAATAAGTTTCTTAATCCTGCTCCAAAAGAAGGGTTAAAGTAACGTTCACCTTTAGCTGTTAAAAAATAATTAATCAAATTAGCTTTTATAGCATCTTTAGTTTCAAAGGTTGTATTAAATACTGCATTCCCTGAAAACGGTAAAGATACTCCAACTCCTTTACTAGGAGTTAAGTCTAACGGGTTAATTTTTTTTATCTCAAACGCCATAATTATATCATTCCGCCTTTTTGTTTATCTTTCTTCATAGACATATCATATACTGCTTTTGCATTTTTTACAAAATCTAATTTGCTTATATCTATACCGGCTTTAGGTCCTGAGTTTTCAGTCATACCCATATTAGCTGCCATACCGCTTGCAAAGTTAGGTTTTCTAACCATAGAAGAGTCTGAAGATACTACGTTATTGTAGTCTTCACCTGTCATTGATTTTTTAGTTTGCTGGAGCATTTCTTCTAAAGGAATAGTTCCAGGGTTAAGAGGGCCAGTAGACCAGGTTCTCTTTATGTCTTTTTGAGTAATTGGTCTGTAGGAATTACCTACACCAGTCTTATTCGGAGTACTAGCAAATTTTACTGCTTCGTTGAGCATATCTTGTAACTCTTCTTTAACTGCTTTCTTTACTTCTTCTCTTATAAGTTTTCTAAGTTCATTAGTCTTCATATTAATAAATAGTTAAGTTATGGAAGTTGGTTGTCAATTCTTAATTTTAATTCGTCAATCAGTACTTGAGGGTCGCTAGCAAAAGAAGATTCTCCTTTTAAAACTACTATTCCCCTAAAGTCTTTAGCTATTGCAATCCTTTTTGGAGCTATAGCTGGAGCGTTTATATCTTGTATTACCTCTATGTTATAAACTCTACCGTTTTGACCTGTGTATGAGGTAGGTTCTAAAGTACCTTTCCTTGGTACATTTAGTCCTTCAAGTATCTTATCTCTATCGTCTTGTGAAAGATCTGGGTTCTCAGCACATCTCTGTAGAAGTCTATCAATAGTATCTAGCCTTTGCTTTATTGGGCTAAAAATAGTATTACTATCTTCTATTAGAAGTTTAATTGCTTTTTGATCATCTTCTAACACTTCAACCATCTTTCTAGTCCATACTAATAGACTTGATAGAGTTTGTATCTTTCCTGTTTTTACTGCTAGTATTAACCCTCCAGCAGGACCTGGTGGTGTACCTATTGCTGATGGTACTGGTAGGTGTGATAGTATTTGTACTGCTACTTTACCTCCTTTAATGGGTTTATCTAATTTCTTAGGTATCTGTGCAAACTTATCTATTCTACTATCTACCTTAGTTATTACTTTTCTAATATTATTTACTGTTTTACTCAACTGATTAAGTACAGCAGGTGGAGGACACTTATCTCTTAATGCATTAATTATTTCGTTAACCTTTCTAGTAGCATACTCTATAGCATAGGATTCTAATCTTCCTAAGGCCATAGCTACTATACCTGATAAGTTACTTTTAAATTCTTTTAATAATCCGTGTGGCATTACTCAGTAAATGTTTTTTTAGATTTTAAATCAGATTTACCACTTGGATTAATCCTTCTTTTAAGCTGTCTTACTATTCCGCTTAGCTTAGGTGCTTCTTTCATTAAAGAAGTTACAGGCTTTCCTCCTGCTTGTGCTTTAGCCATTGCTCTACTTACTCCCTTCAAAGCGTTAAATAAGTCATCTAATAAGTACTCTAAACTATCACCTAATATTACAGGTTGCGATTCATATAATCTTGCCTTTTCTCCTAAGAGTATTTTTTTAGCATCAATAGCAACATATTTGTCTCCATCAAGACTAATGTCTTTAGCTGTTACTCCGAAAGATTCTTTTGCAGAAAATAATATATCTTCATCTTTGCTGTTAAAATAAAGCCTACCGCTATTAAGTATTATCTGCTTTCCTTTATACTTACTTGCATCTGTAGGTTCTATATCGGCTGCTTTATATTTAGTTCTAGACTGCTTTAATGGTACCGTATGATCTGAGGTTATAAAGATGGTTGAGTCGTCTTTATTTATATCTTCCTCAGTAAAGTCGTTACCACCGGTCTTAAGTACCTGGCCGTTAGATATAATAATAAAAGGTTTTCCTTTATTATCATCTTTAGTATATATGTTTTTTGGATGTTCTTCTCCTCCGAACCTTATAGTCTGTCCCGACCTACCTTCTAGTATTACATCTCCGTAAAAAGGTTGCAGGGGTGATACTCTTTGCTCGTCAATGTTGTATCCCAGCTCTAAGTCATCACCAGCAGGAAAAGCGTTATGATTAGGGTTGTTCCAGATAGAAACTATTCTAGTATAGTAAGCTGATTTATCTCTATCTGTCAATATACTACTGGGTGCTGATGTGATCAATACTATCTCCTCATTTAAAGGGTACCTTCTTACTGAGCTGTCTAGGGGTTTAGCAAAAGGTAGATCTCTTAAATCTTTTTTTTCATAATCTACTCCAATAGGTATATAGAATATACATCCTATAGAATTTTGCTTACCATAGTCAGAATACATCTCGTCTGATTCATCTAGAACTACGTGAGCAACTCTAGCTGCAAATGTTCCCTGTAGGGATGATTCTTCTGGTACTAAGTAATTAGGAGAAAACATATTTATTCTTCGTTACCTTCTTCTGTGGTTCCTATATCTTTAACTTCTTCTTGTGCTTGTTCAGACTCTTCTAATAAATCCTGTAGTTCGGAGAGGTCGAATTCCCCCGTCTCTCCCTTAGAAGCTGCTATTTCTAACCTCTGTATTACAGTAGCTAGTTTGATGAGGTGTTCATCATTTTTAACACCTATCTCCATGTACTCCTTTATCATCGGTACTAGTAAAGTAGCGTCGCCTATATTCTCAATTAAAGGTTTTAGTTCAGCTATAAGCCCTTTTACTTGTGATTTAGTCTCTTTTGAGTTATCGTATATTTCACCGAAGAGGTCAGATAAGGTTTTGCCCTTAAATATTTCTTTATCTAAACTCATAATGTTTTATATATAAATAGACTTATTGAGACTTATTAGTTAATAATCCTAAATCATAGCTTTTTTGGTACTTTTCTTTAAACTTAACTTTTAGTACGTTTATTACTTTAGTTAGGTTAGGTGTATCGCAATCTGTCATTTCTCTAATGTATATATAAAGAGCCTTTTTCTTAAAAATATCTAAATCGTGTCTAGTTTTAAAAATAGTTAAAACAGCATCTGCTATTTTTTTATCTTGTTCTTTAATAAATAAGTCGTCTATTATGAGGTAGGTTTCATCAACCCATATATCTATAAAGTCACTTAAGGTTTTACCATAAGCGTGGTCAACAGCATACGCCTGTTTATAGGAGTCCTCCATATCAGCGAACTGACCTATCTGTTTTAATTTTTTATAGTTCTTATTGTTGTAGTTTATCAGCCACCTTTTAACAATAGTACCAAAATAAGAGTAAGCTTTTGCTCCATTAGTAGGATCAAACTTCATTATCTTCTCTTCGTATAATACTGAGACTATTTCATGCTTTAAGTCTTCTATTTTATCTACATCTGTGTAGTAGAACTTAAATGTATGAATTATGTTTTCTGCTAGTTTATAAAATGGGTAATAAATGTGATCTGTAAAGATCTTACTTCTGTAGTCTTGATCTTCCGATTCATTAAACCTTACAATGTACTCTTCTGTCTCTCTTGTAAAGTAATTAGCTTTCGCTCTCTTCCTTGCCATAGTTATCTGGGAGCATGTACCTATTCAATTCGTCTTGTACTGCTTTCATTTGGTTAAAAAATTCACCAACTTCATCATCTGATTGAAAGACCCCCTTTTCGTCGAGATTCTGTAAGTGTTTGTTAGATTCCCCTATGATATTAGAAATACTCTGAAGATACTGTGCTTGATCTATTGTAACATCTTCGTATTTTTCTACTTTCACCATAAGGTTTCTAATAAGATACACTAAAGTTCCCGAAATGGCAACTAAAAAACCGATTATTATGTATAAAGTTATATTCATTATAGTTTATTTAACATGTTTTTAAGTCCTTGAGAGGAATTCACCCGTTTACCCGTAGAGGACTTAGTTTTTTTTGTTTTCGGTGAGGTATCACCACCATCTGAAAGCCATTTATCATACTCTACCTTAGAGGCTAAGAAATCAGCCGTATGAAGTACGAATACTATGTTGGTTTTCATTCTGGATGACGGTACGTTACTAAAGAAGTACGCTTCGTTAGCTTTATCGAACACACCATCGTGTAATCTGATACCTAAGAACTCGTTTTTAGATACTTTAATACCAAATTTTTGTAATATAAACAGTGACCTATCTGGTATCAACATAAATCCAAGCTCTGGATTGTAAGTATACATTTCATGTAACTTATCCTGCCTCCATTTATCGGTCTGAGGTATATAGTTTTCTTTTTCTCCATCACCTATCTTACCAAGGTCATGGAATAAAGCAGCAAATACCAATTCTTCTTCTGTAAAATCTATAGTACCACCCATCTCTTTGAAAAGTCTCATCTGTTTAATACTAAACTCAACTACCCTGTTAACGTGATCGATATAACCACCGGCAAAAGCATTATGATGCCATGATTTACCGCTAGCAGGTGCCATAATATAGGCTTCGCCCAAGTGTTCTATAAGCTTTTTACATGATTCTTTACGATCACCTAAGTAAGTATCTATAATTTTAAGATGTTTATCGTAATTCGAATGGATTTTCTCCGCCTTTAATGTCATATTAGATTAATTATTTGTTATATTATTATATTTTTCTTATATTATTAATATAATTAAGTATTTATTTATATTTAATTCTTAATATATAATTAAGATAATGATTTTTTTTCGGAAGATCAACTATTCCACAATAAATTTTTCAAAATAATGGTCTTTTATTACGGAATTACCAACTCCCTCCCAATATACCTCCATATAAAGTGTAATAGTATCGTTTTGAGCCATTGGAGGAATTGGTCCAACTATCCTTTTTGACCTTAAACGATCGTGATCATCGGAAAAATAAATACTAGTACCCTGAACTATATTAACTTTTATACCTGCAAACTGATTTAGAATGATATCATAAGAGGAATTTGGAAGTAAATTACCGTTATAATCATAAGGTCCTTGGAAAGGATTGTAGTTATTTACGGTTACCATTAAAGAATCTCCAATAGTCCAATGTGTATCGCTATCAAATCTAGCTTCTACCGGCTGTACTCCGTTATATTCATATTGAGGTAGTACCTTATCTGCAAAGACATCTACTTGAAACCAAGGTAAATACTCTCCGGTAAAGTCTAAATCGATATGACGATAACCATTTTCATCTAAATAACCCGGTAATACCATCTCTGCATCACAATCTCCATCGATACAAGGGGAAGAAGTGAGGTCATCGACAGTACAGCTAAAGAACAGCACCGCGCTCGCCGCGCAAAACGCGCAAAGTTGCCACGAAATTTTATCTAGTAGTTTAATCATATTTTATATTATCATTTAATTCAATTTCTAACGCTTCTCTATTATAGAAAGCTTCCTCAGTATGTTTTTGATTAGCTATCTCCGACACCATAACGCCTATAGGGTATCCTTTTCTTATATTAACGATAAATGAATACTTACCGGTAACGGATAGATTCCAGTCTGATGTGTCCATAGAGTATCTATCTATAGTAATGTCTCTGAATCTATGGGATATAAAATCGTAGATCTGGGACTGTATGTGCTGAGGTAATATCATGACTTTGGTTATACTACCTTTAATAAGTACAAAGGGAAGTTATAAGTAGTTCTTTGATTCATCAAATCGAATGAATAACACTTAAGCATAGTATTAGTCACCTTATCTACATTCATTGATCTCCCCATAAAGCTATTAGACTCACTTATAGCATAATTACTTTCTTCTCTAAACCCTTTATAAGCTCTTATGGTATACTCTGCTGGTTTACCATTTCTATCTACTCCATAGGTAACTTTGATTTCTTCTTTTACTCTTAATGAAGTAATAGATTTGTGAATTTTCTTAGATTCTTTAATTTTTTCTTGATATGTCATAACCGTTTTTTTAATATACCTTAATATAAGAAGAATATATCGGAAAAGCAACTGTTTCCCCTTTTATTTATCAAGATATTTGAACAACCTGTTCATAATGAACCAACCAATGGCCAATATCCCCACTACTTTTACTAAAATCATAGAGTTTTATATTAAATTATCCGGTAGTATAACTTTAGGATCGTCATATATGAGATCTATGTACTTTTTTATTACTGCACACCTCTCATAATACTCAATACCCTCAAAATAGGACAATAACTCGTTTAGTAGAACGTTTACCTTGACTATATCGTAGTTTTCCGTGATAGTATACTTAGTTTCGAACTTATTTACGTCAATTCTACTTAAATAACTGAATAATTTAGAAAAATACTTGAACTTTACGTCTTCTCTAACGTCTTGGTAGTGTTTTTTATGGTTTCTTAGGTATAACTTGTCAAGAAGCTTGTAATTCTCCACACCTCTTACGACCATACTCATTAAAACGTATGGATTTTGTAGTACGTCTGTTACATTATGCTCTTCATAGACTTCTTCATCGCCTACTTCGAAGAGATTAAACAAAGATTGTGGATCTATAGGTTTCATTTCCTATAAATAGAAGAAAACCCCATATATAAAAAAATTTTTGGAAAAAAAATCCCCGTATTTAGTAGGATCCCATTGTAAAAGTTCTTATATTATAGTAATAATAAAAAATAAAGGTTATGGATGATTTTAGAATTACTGGATTAGGAGATGGATTCCTAATAGGAGCCACTTACTTCCCAAAAGGAGATAGAGATGGAGCTTTCGATGACGAAGATTGGACTGAGGTTAATATTTACCTTGGAATAATTAAGTTAACTTGGAGATATTTCTAAGTTTAACATCAGAGTCCTCAATACTACGATAGATAGCACAATAAGAACGACAATAGGTACCTCTATAAGTACGGTTAAGTAATAATACTATATATAAATATATAAATATATATAACCTATATCACTAAAAATCGTAAGAAATATACAGATAGGTATGGGCAGAGCAATATGGTAACGTACACCTAAGGGAACTATACTGTCAGTGTTATATCAGTGTGATGTCAGACGGCCATAAGAGTGACCATAGTAGGCATTTACTTTTCCTTATATAGATGATATATTATTACTACTATAAGAAGACCACCTGAGATGATGATCGTATGTAGCGGATACTTTAATACCATATATAGCCCATGTACTGATAGATCAATTAATAACATAAGTAAGGCCGTACCTACTATAAGTACTGAGGTAATAATAAGATACCACAAGCCTTTATTGAAGAACTCTTTCATTCTATAACCTTTTATACATTAAATATACGAAGAATAACTCGGAAAGGCAACTATTCTTTAAGTTATTTTCCGGCATATCCATCGATTCGGCCTATCGATATCGACTATATAGAGAAAAAAAAGGGTAGGGAGGTACACGCCCCTGTTATATTCTTTCTGTATTCTATACGATCATACCGGTTTATTCTATATAACATTATATATCTTTATATGATTATATGTGTATATCTATATATGAATATATACACTTAACGTTTATAATAGGCTTCATTGTAAGTATATACCTATACCCTCTATCTAATATATCTAAGAGGTTCTCTCTCATAAGATCTAAGATTGATTGATATAGAGTATTGACCAAAGTCTACTATACCTCAGACATTATTTATTACATCAATCTATATATGCCGATGGTGAAGGCATACCGGCATAACTACACCACTCTTCTTCGGTAAGGTTGGTTGAAATTGCGCGTGGCGACCTTCGGTCGAGAGAGGAAAGCGCCCCCTCACTCTCCCTCAACCCATCCATATCAAAGCCCCAACCTTTTAACTCCTTGGACTTCTTTGTAAGATAATCTAATTCATCTTCGTACTCAAATATTGCTCCGTTTATACACATAACCTTTTTATTTATTGTTATTAATTTATGATTTGTACTCTTCTGCCATTTAATAAAGTCTTCTTCGTTAACTCTATAACCCCAATGTAGTAATGATTGTTGTATTCTTGGACTTACGTCCCAACTCTTACTCTCATATATCTTTCTATATATGACCTTTCTCCATCTACCATTTATACCACAGAAGTCTTGCCACCTTTTAATCTGCCTATCATCATCGCTATGTCTTCTACCACTGGAATACTTACAATACCATTCGAACCAGCCATATGGATCATCTTCATGCATCCAATTATTATCAGACCAGTACTTATAGTCCATTCCACTCCTTACTTTATACTTATTCTTCTTAGGAGAGTACTTCTCTCCCTCGTATAAGCTTCTATCTAACCCATCGAAATGATCTTTAAATAGATGACAGTATTGAGTATCACCGCTTAAGTTCTCTTCTCCGAAGTAACTACCTCCAAAAGCTCCACTCTCTATTACCTCCCTTGGAGTTAAATTAGGTTTAAAATTATCTATTATCATAACTTGTTTATTTAAAATATTCCATATCGTACATCTCTTGAAGCTTGTACTTTATTTCTTTTGGTATCCTAATAAAGAATACTCTTAACCATATGTATACTTTTCTCATTTAGTTAAAGTATAAATCTTATGCTTATCTTTCCATTTCTTTTTAAAGTCTTTTCCTACTCCTAAGTCTACTATCTTAGCTCCTTTAGGTATTGATCTAGACTTATTATCTATTACTTTATCTATTAAAGTATTCTTAAAGATCTTCATAAACTTCTTAGCATTAGCTCTATCTGATAGTTTATATACCGCTACTATGTCTGGATACTTTATCATCCTCTTGCTTTATTTAACTCTTCTCTCTCTTTGATGCTCTCTTCTGTCATTAACACCTTACGAGTCCCTTTAGGATAGTATACAGGAGTGTTAGTAGCCCACATATAGACAGGACCATCATAATCATATGTAGTCATTGGTACTTGAACATCTTTATGCTTTGTATAATCTGGAAGAGTTATTCTTCTAGGACCATCAAACGATCTAAAGTCTCTACTAGTAACTCTATACCAATCGTCATCATTCATCTGTACTTCACATACTCCATGAGTAGGAAAGTCATATTCTAATTTACCTGTATCACCTCTTTTTTCTGCTGCCATAACCTTTTTAATTTATTAGTTAACCCAGGCAGGACTCGAACCTGCGACCTCTCTAACCCCTTTGCTTTTCACGATCGTATCTATTACAAGTTTCACATTACGTTTATGATCCACTTCGCGCCGGGTTAAGCCAGAGTGAGCTACCTACTGCTCTACTGGGCAATATTTTTATAGTTGATTACTTACTTAATCCGTAATCACTTACTTTTGTAAATAACCATGCTTGACCAGGACCTCCTGCTGAAGATGGTTTCATTACTACCATTTGCATACCTTTAAGATAGAATAATAATCTATATTCATCATCACTTTTTTGAACATATATGTACTTTTCTTCAAGTGTAAAACTTCCTTCTGCTACTTCTTTACCGTCAGGCGTATCAGACATTCTATAAAATGTATCTCCATCGTCACTATAATTCATATATAAAACACTTGAACCATCCCAACTTTGCCAAGTTCC